ATATTACTCAAGAAAGTTTGACCTATTCTTATATTATCAAATTCGCTATCAACAACAGGATCTATGTGGATATTACTCAAGAAAGTTTGACCTATTCTTATATTATCAAATTCGCTATCAACAACAAGATCAGTATGAATATTGCTCAAGAAAGCCTGGCCTATGCTCAACGGCCTAAAGTTAGAACTAGAAGGAATTATATCACTAATAATATATTCATCACTAGACCCAGTTGAATTAGTTGCTGTTATTTTTATCTTATATGATACTCCGTTTGTTAGTCCGTTAATAGAAATAGGACTTGCTGGACTTGTTTGTCCGTTGCCAAATAGAGAATAATTATCACCATTGTCTGAACTGTAGTATATAGTATAATATGTTGCTGGTGATGATACTGTTGTTATATAAAGATCTATCTTTGAATCTAAACTTTCTACTCTTACTGTGGATATTTCTGGTGGTTCACTTCCAAAATTATTAGCGTAAAAATAAGTAGCTAGGCTAGTTCTTTCACTAATATTCGGACCAGACCAACTAAACCTTAGATCGTCTCCACCCTCTCCTTCTCTGTGTATTATTCTGATCGCATATACTTGATTTGCTGTTAAACTTATTGTTCCGCCTCTTCTTGTGTTTCCTTGATACCCAATAATGTTATTATTGACAACAGCATTTGAGGACGAACGACCAGAAGAAGCGCTAGCTATATCTCCTAGCCATACTGCGCTTCCGTCGTCGCTACTAGTATAGAATGCGTAGGTTCCATCTGTTGGCGGCACAAAATAGCCAATTGCTATAAATCCATATTCATCATCATTCTCTCCATAGTCTATGCTAGAGTATAGAGCAGGGGAGGAGAGGGGCGTTGACAATACGTTCCCTGATAACATCTCAGAATCTGTTGGTCTTCCCCCTCTCTTAAATTTGCCATATAGATTACCAACAATTCCAGGAGGAGTAACTATAGAGTTACTACTACTAGAAGGACTACTATTTCCTACGCTATTAACAGCAACTACTCTAAATATATAAGACTTATAATACAAAAGATTATTTACTAGAATATTTGAAGTTGCTGTAGAAGTTGCTCTGGTAAAGTTTGTCCAAGTTGTACCATTGTTTTTAGAATATTGAATAATATAATTTGTTATAGAGCTTCCTCCGTCACTAGACGGTACAGAAAAACTTACTATAGCATCTTTACCAGAAAGAGAAGCTGTAACATTAGTTGGGGCGGAGGGTATTGAAGCGGGATTGAGAATATTTGAGATTAAAGTTGTGGCTGTGCTGTTTATTTCCTGTGAGCTTATGGAGTTGGTCAAAGGAGTGGTTATGCTTTGCAGTATCTGTGATGAATAAACTATAGAAGAAATAATATTACCAGAACTGGCTTGATCAACTTGATTTTGAGATATTAAATTTATGTTCTGTGCTAAATTAGATACTTCTGTGGGATTAGGGATATTTTGATTGTCTGTTAGTCCTAAAGCCTTTTTTTGAATTTTTGAAACAATATCTGTTGCATTATTGCTGAAGAACTGATTGGGGGTGGAGGCGGTAACTCCAGAACTAATTGTTTCGCTAATGCTGTCTAGAACATAGGCAAAATTAGAATTTGAAATATTAGATTGTGTCGCTGTCGATAATACTTGAATTCGACTAACGGTTTCGGCAACTAATCCGGATGGCGGCGTATCATTTTGACCAGTTATGAATTGGGAAACATTTACGCCAAAACTGTTGTTTATTTTAGAGGATATGTCTTGTATATTTTTTTTCACCATTGAATAGTACAATGATGATAACATAGACACAACTATATTTCCTTCTGATCGTTTATTTTCAATATATATTGGATAATAAAAATTAAAACTTACTGATTGTCCTGTATCTAAATCTATACTGTTTTGATTACTTTCTATCAAAAAACCGTCTGGACTTAAAGCCAACATAGCATATATTTGTGACTTATTCAAAGTGTAAGAGGATCCAGAAGCTACTACAGAATAATTTAGTTTTTGGTAACTAGATACTGGAAAGATAGTAAAATTTTCTATGACTGATCCATAGACATTAATTGTCGTAGGCGTAGGCTCAGTAGCCTTGAAAAATGTTAGATGCCAATGTCTCATAATAAGTTTTGTACAATACCTCCATACCAATTTGTACCATCTGATATGAAGCTTATGATGTCTATTTTACCAGATCCTGTAGTTATAGTCGGGACAACTCCTCCTCCCCATTTAACTCCTGTAAATGTTGCGGTAAAAGAGCCTGTTTGATTTATAATTAATGTAAGATTTGCAGCCGCAGAAGCAGAAGGCATAGTAAATACACAATTCGCATCAAGAGATACTGTTTGCACATTTCCGCTACCTAAAGACAGTGTTTTAGTTGTAGATGAACTGCCTATTGAGTATAGTTGATCTATTGTTCCGCTAGTGCCTTGAATTCCTTGGGTGCCGATGGTACCTTGGATACCTTGAACGCCAATAGTGCCTTGAACGCCCTCTAAGCCTTGAATTCCTTGGATACCAATAGTGCCTTGAATCCCTTGGGCTCCTTCTAAGCCTTGAACCCCTTGAGTTCCGATGGTACCTTGGATACCTTGAATACCTTCTAATCCTTGAATTCCTTGAATCCCCATAGTTCCCTGAGCACCGCCTCCTCCAAATGAGCCTCCGCTAGTGCTTATAGTTAAACTGCTGCTTCCGCTATCATAAGTAAAAGTTATACCTGATCCTGCAACAATAGATGTATCAAGCTGATTATTGATAGCAGTATCTAAACCACTAATGTTGCTAGCTATGTGGGTATGTCCACTTACTGAAACCGGAATATTATTAACTGTTAAAATATTAGCATTGATAGAACCACTTGGTATATTAACAGAACCAGTAAAAATGCTACCACTTAAAGAAGCTTTACTAGCTAATCCACTAACTATGGTAGAGCTAAAATTAGCATCATTATTAAGAGATAATGCAATTTCATTCAATGTATCAAGAGTTGATGGAGCAGAAGCTACTAGGTTGGCTATCTCGTTTCTAACAAACTCTGTACTAGCAATCTGATTGGAATTTGTTCCTGTGGGCGCTGTTGGAGCTATTGGTGTTCCTGTTAATGCTGGACTATTTAATAGGGCATAATTAGTAATTAAACCACTAACTCCAGTATTAAAATCTGTTATATCGGATGTACTGATAGGACCAGTAATACCTCCACCACCAGAAACTATGCCAGTTACGCTAATATTAACAGTATTATTGTTGCTATTATATACTAAAGATATTCCGCTTCCACCAACTAGCTCCGTATTAAGAGAACTAGCAACTCCAGATGAAAAATTGGTAATATCAGAATATGAATGAGAGTGGCCCGAAAGGCTCACTACTGTTGAATTAACACTTAAACTACTAAAGTTAGCAGAACTATCTACTAAAGCATAATTGCCTGAAGATTGTTTATTGTCTAAAGATAATTGTAGTCCAGAAATTTCTGATATAATATGACTATGAACCGAAGCTGCTTTTAAATCTAGTCCTGATTGAACAGCTAAACTTATTGGCTTATTTGTATCAGAAGTATTATCTACATTACCTAATCCAACATCAGAACCTGATAATGTAATAATTCCTGTTTTACCAGCAACACTTTTGACAGGAGATGCTCCTGAGGCTCTTGAATTTGTAAAATAAAGATTGGACGATCCTTCTGGTAATGAGTCGGTGCTGCTTAATGAGAGTCCAGTATTAGAAGCATTGATAGATAGTGTTTGTGTATTTTGGTCAAAGCTTAAAACTATACCTGTTCCACCAACTAGACTAGTGTCAAGCGTCGATTCTATAGTGCTAGTTAAACCTATTATGTCAGAACTAGAATGAGAGTGGCCACTAACTGATACTGGAACTCCTGTAACAGACAGTATTGTGGCGTTGATAGAGCCACTAGGTATAGTTACTGATCCTGTAAAAACTGCCCCGCTTAATGACGCTTTGTTGGACAAGCTATTAGTAACGGTTGTAGCAAAATTATTATCATTACCTAAAGCACCAGCTAGTTCATATAAAGTATTTAATGCTTCAGGAGCAGAATTAATAACGCTAGCTATTTCATTTCTTACAAACTGAGTATTAGCTATTTGATTATTATTAGATCCTGAGCTTGCTGTAGGAACTATTGGAACCCCAGTAAAAACTGGATTACTTAATGGAGCATAAATATTTTGTATTAAGCCACTAACTCCACTATTAAAATCTGTGATATCTGCAACAGTAATTGGTCCACTATTACCCTCACCAGAAGATCCTGATATTATACCTGTAACACTAATAGTGATCGTATTAGTTTGACTATTATAAATTAATGATATTCCACTACCGCCAACCATTTCCGTATTAAGAACATCAGCAACACCAGATGCAAAACTATTAATATCGCTAATATTGTGCTTGTGAGAACTTAAAGATTGCCAGTTCGAAACTCCGTCACCGATTTTAAAAACGCTGTTTGTAAGATCAAATCCGGGCTCTCCACTGGCTAATATTGGATTGCTCGATGTCCATTGGGCAGCAGATCCTTTACGAAATATGATTAGGTCATTTGCTGGCATCTTGGGGTAATGTCCTATCGGGATGGTAAATATAGAGCATAATAGTAGTTAATACACCCGTTAGCAAGATAAGTTATTGACTTATAATAAGATCAAATTAGGTATTGAGAATCTTATTTTTTGCTCGTTCTAGGATATTATCTAGGCTCTCTGGTGGTATTCTTCCTTTGAAATGATTATAAGTATCAACTATCATATGGTGATTAGGATCTCTGGTTATTTCAAGCCACCCCACAAAATAATTCCATATTCTATCTTCTAATATTAGTGGATATTTAACTCCATTAGGTCGGCCAAATCGGTGAATCCATTTAAGTTGGGGAATACAAATATTCTTTCCTCCGTTTCTCCTAAACTTCTCTGATAGATATCCTTCTTCGGCCCCAAAGCCTTTAAAGTACTGACAAATGCCCGGCCAATTCTTTTTCTCAAACGAACACAAACCCATGCCTTGCATCTTTATTTCAAAAGGTTCATTCTTAGCTAAAGCCTCATTATTATTCCACCATATGCCATACATATCCCCTCTCCATTCGTCCTTAAACTCTGTGGCACAATTTTTTAAATCATCGTAGAGTAAAGGACCCTGAACTAAATCTTTACAGTCTGGATGGTCTTTGTAGTAGTTTAATAAGGACTCTATAGCATTATTTACTAATAATACATGACAATCTAAAATTAGAACATATTGACCGTTAGCATGATCAACTATCTTATATTTATTAAAAGAACTTGGCTTATCTTTGAGAGGAAAGTACTTAGCAACATCCGAAGCCCAACCATTTATAAACTTAGCTGTTTCTTGACCATGAACACTGTCTGGATTGTTGTCTAGTACTATTATTTCTATATCATTATTTTTTAAGATTGAATGATGTGCTCTTAAGCTTTGAACTGTAAAATAAACTCCATCAAAATCATCGTAACAAGTTATGCCTATTGTTAGTAATTTATTATTCATGAACTATAAGTATTATTGCAAAGATTCCCAAAGAACTATATCATCAGCATAAATCTCACGTACTCTTGCTTCTTGTTCTGGTGTCAATATTGGTTTATCGACCGGATCGCTAACGTCTTCCTGAGACAGAGGTGTCTGCAAGCCCAACCATTCGGCGGCTTCGTTAAGCTGATCTTCAAACCGGAAGTAACGTACAAAATTACCTTGAGGAAGTGGTCCGTACATGGGTTTAACAAGCTGCTCATCGATATTGAGATTTTTGTGAGATATCATAGATCTAAATCGTTCGACTGGATTACGAATGATAATTGCAACATTTTCTTTGGTGCCATGAATGTAGCTTTCTTGATGAGGTATCCAGCAGGCGGGATGCTGAACCGAATCCCTCAGCACAGTATCGGGCCACCACTGGGATATAGCTGCTAAAGTAAGCGAATGACTACCAGTGCGCGGCGTTAGCAAAATGGCTTTATTATTTGTTGGATTTCTAAGTATGTTTCCCATAATATGTTTCTCCTTAATTAAGTGAAGTAAAGTACCACTGCGCCACCACCTCCGAAGTAAAAGGCTCCACCACCACCTACTCCAGCCATTAGCGCGTCTGCCCATTTCTCGCCATAGCCTCCTCCAGAACCAAAGGCAGCTTGTTGCCATAGGTTTGGTCCTGAGCAAGTTTGTATAGCAGTACCTCCAGCGAGAGCTACTGCCTCAAGCAAGCCTGAGACATTGGTTGCGGGTCTTCGACCATTAGATTCGTATCCGGAACATACCAGAATTGACTGGCTGTTTCCACCGACTGCCCCACCGGCACGGGCACCTGATCCGCCGTTTCCTCCGTTAGCTCCACCGTCACCGCCGGAATAGCTGCCACCAGCGCCGGGCTGTGACGCCTGAATGTATCCGCCTTGTCCTGGGTTTCCGGTAATGGTCGTTCCCCCAAACGTCACCGTACTAGGAGTGCCAGTACCACTGTATAGACCAGATCTACCATCACCGAACCAGCCGGGGCCACCAATAACATACGCAACAGTATTGCCGCCCATAACGCTCCACGTTTTAAATGCAGTACCGCCAGCTCCTCCGGCAAAATCCCAAGAGGTGCCGCCGGGACCAACCGCCCATGCTTTCATACTGGTTGCACCGCCCGGTACCATGTAGCTAGTGCCGCTAGTGAGCAACACGGCCATCGGAGTAAAAGGTGTCGGTGTAAAAGGTTCTGATGTAAAATAAAGAATTAAAGCGCCGCCACCGGCTGTCTGGACACCATCGATCCTGCCGCCGCCGCCGCCTAATCCGGCGCTTTGCTGGGCTCCATTCTTCTCTCCGTTATGACCTCCAGATCCAAACGCAGCTGTTGATCCGCAAGTTTGTGTAGTATTAATACCAGCAAGAGCCAACGCTTCCAGCAAGCCTGAGACATTAGTTGCTGGTCTTCTTCCGTTTTCGCTGTAGCCCGCACAAATCAAAACTGGCTGACTATTTCCACCAACTGCCCCGCCTCTTCCATCGCCGCTTCCGCCATTTGCTCCTCCGCCATTACTTGTCCAACCACCACCTTGGCCAATATCAGGGTGGCTCCAGTAGCGTTTACCGCCCATACCAGTAATGGTAGTTCCGTTATATGTCGCTATGGTATCACCACCATTGGTAGTGGTAGCATTATTATTCCCTGTTAAACCAGCAGCCCCAATGTTATAAGCTATAGTGTCGCCACCAGACACGCTCCAAGTATTAAATGCTGTACCACCTGCGCCACCAAAGCTACCACCACCGCCACCAACAGCCCATACTTTCATACTAGCTGCACCGGCAGGCACCGTGTAGCTTGTCCCGCTGGTGAGTAAAACTGCCATAGGAGTAAAACTGGGCGCGGTTGTTGTTGTTGTTGTTGTTGTTGTTGTTGGCGTGGTTATATATCCTGAAAAAGTTACTCTGTCAGCGCCATCGTCTGCTGAGTCATCCTTTGTATACATCAATATTAAGAACTCTCCTTGTGTAACAGACACTGTACCTGACGCTGTCTGATTAATTCCAGCCATTGGATTGACTATTGTAGTAAAACCAGTTAATGACGTATTAGAGGATGGTGGTCCTGATGATTTGTACAAACTTCCGTAGTCGTAATTGCTTTCGCTACTTACTGTAACTGTGTAGCTTAATGTTCCGGACCTTGCTATTTGTAGCCAGACTCGGTTATAGCCATTATCTCCAGCTCCGAGCACAAGAGTTGTAGGACTGTCAACTGTTCCCAATCCGGAAAGAGAATATGAATTGTCTGACGCGTCTCCAGAAGGTAGTGGTGATCCGTGAATATATGCTGCAGCAAATGACAATGATTGAGGAGCTGCTGTTGTAGTAGTGGTGGTCGTCGTCGGAGCCGCTGTGGTCGTCGTCGTCGGGACCACCCACACGCTAACATTCTCGAATGAAGTAAGGTAGCTGTCTGCCGTGAGTATGATTACATCGCCTGAAATAACCGAAAACGATCTTGCCTCGACAGTCGTGCCGTCAAAAATAATGGATCCTTGTACTCCGGCAAGATCGCTCCCGTGCACGCCGTTCTTTTTGATGAATCCAATGTTCCCCTCGTTATGTTCGTCATAGAAAGTACATGTGACATATGCAGTTCCAGAAACCTGTGCAGTGAAAGCGTATCCGCCACCACCGACGCCATATGAATCTGCCATCAAACCGTCCTGACTATCGTTGCGAATGCGTGCAACTCTAGTGTACGGCGATGCGGAAGTACCTGAGCCAGTGAACGTGCTGGAGCCACCGGCTCGGGCCACTGTCAATACGGCTGGAGCCGCGGTTGTTGTGGTATTTTGAGTATTATCTACTCTTATTTTTATCTGTCCATTACTAACTAAAGTTTTATTAGCACTAATATAAAATTTTGTCATATGATTTCTCTATCTACTATAACGTTATGTGTAATCTTTGGAAGCAGAGAGCTATGCTGCACAAGTTGTTTGTGTAACAGAGCTTGGGGAAGAACCTAGTTCTGTACCACAGCAAGAAGATGAGCTCCATCCTCCCGATGAAAGAGGATCATTTTCTCCATATTGATAGTAGCCATCAGAATTGTCATAAAGATTACCAACTACAGGGCCAATCCAAGCAAAACCACCACCATAATAAATGTACATATTATTTGTTTGATGCTTATATACTTTACTGCCACCAGATGAAGATGTCAAACCAGAATCTAAACAATATGTACCATTATATGTTACATTACCAGCTCCCGAAACAATATATCCGGCTACAGAAGGAGCTGGAGTAGTTGTGGTGGTGCTTTGAGCATTACTATCTACTCTTATTTTCACCTGTCCATTATCAATTAAAATTTTATTAGTATTTACAAAAAATTGAGTCACGGAGTTCCTCCATCTACTATACAATTATATAACGTTGTTGGACTACTAAGACTAGTACCACTAATGCTACTTAATCCATTTAAAACTGTTGATGTTTGTCCTAGATTTACTGTTGTTGATCCTAGGGTTAATCCACTACTAGCCAATTTAGTAATTGCTATATTAGCACTATCACTTATATCTCCATTTACGATAGTATTATCCGCTATCATGGAGCTGGTAACTGTTCCAGTATCTGTTGTATAAACACCATTAGTAACAGTAGAAGCATTGCCACTTAAACTACCAACAAATAATCCGGTAGTAGCTACGTCTCCACCGGTAAATTCCCAACGACCAGAAACATTATTCCAAATCAATGATACGGAACTAGCGTCTGGTTTAACAACTTCAAAACCACCGGTACTCAATCCACTAGTATTAACTCTTATTATATTATCTCCAATATCAACTGTTGTACTATTAACGGTGGTGGTGGTGCCGTTAACAACCAAGTTTCCATCAATAGTAACCGTACCAGTGGCTGTAACATTTCTCAATCCACTAATATCGTTATTACTATTAGTAACAACAGCCCTATTAGCACTAGCAGAACCTGGACTAACTCCTGACAAATAAGCTAGTTCATTTAGAGTAGCTTTGCCCGATGCGTCTGTAATGTCAGACCACGAATGAGAATGTCCAACATATGATACTCCGGTAGTACTCACTGTTAAATCATTTGTTAAGTTATCATAGCTAAAAGATATACCAGAACCTCCAACCATCTCTGTAGATACTACACTACCAACTGAAGAAGAAAAGTCTGTTATTAATGAACTAGGAATGCCAGTGACAGAAATAGTATGAGAGCCAGCATTATTAGTAATACTAATACCGGTTCCTTGAGCTAAGCTTTTAACGTCTATTAATCCGCTAACAGCACTATTAAAATCACTTATATTGGATGATGTTAGAGATGGATTACTCAAGCCAACAGTAGTAAGTTTAGAAGTATTATCATAACTAACTACAACACCACTAACTCCACTAACGCTAGAGCCTATAATATCTTTAACCGCATTTTGATCTACTCCTCCATTAGCACTAATAACAAATCCAGAATCACCAGTAGGAGTAACACTAATATTAGAGCCAGCAATAATGCTTTTAACAGGCAGTAGTCCACTAACGCTGGTATTAAAGTTTGTAATATCTGAACTAGTATGAGAATGTCCCGTTAAAGAAACTCCAGTAACTGCTAAAGTTAAAGTATTAGAAACATCATTGTATGTTTTTTGTATATTAGAACCAGCTGTTAATAAATCATTAATTCGATCATCAACTAATTCGTTAAGATCGTCTGGTTTAACAGTAGCATACGGTAGAGAGTTCCAGAACGTGGTTCCATCTCCAACCTTAATCTTCTTAGTATCTGTCTCATAACCCATTTCTCCAGCATATAGAATAGGATTGATTCCTGACCATTCTAAAGCTGTTCCTCTACGAAATTGAATTCTTGTTTGAGCTGCCATCTTATTCTCCTGTATTAAGGTGTACCACAATCAAAAGTATATGTATTTAAATAATTGCTTAATCCGCTAACACGACTTACTGGTAAATTTCCAATAATGCTAGACATTGGATATGTATTCGGAAAATCGCTTGGTAATATTTTTTCAGTGTTGATAATTTCTAGGTTGTAAGTTTCATATCTCTCAATTTCTATGTTGTTTATATTATCAACATAGCTAGTTTCAATTTCAATAATATTGCTTTGAGTATCAATAATATCTATAATAAAATTGCTCATATTGAACAATCCAAAGCTGATGTAGTTTGACTAAATCTCTTAACGATGCTAACTGTGCCAAATAAAATACGAGTCACATACTTTCCTCCTCCATTAGCATATAGCTCATCCGGAGATTGAAGCTCCAAGTCGTATTTAGCAGTATTGAATGAGAAGGAATTGGTCGTATTGGCTGGGATCATTAAAGTCAATTTTCCATTCACACCATCAATATAAAAATTATATACACTATGATCAGTGTTGTCGGAATGGAATACCTGAGTAGCATTAAGATTTGTTTTCCAAGTTAATCTGGCGCACCAATTACTAATATCAACTGGTACTCCACTGGCGTCTTTGTAAACTAGTGAGATTTTAAAAGATGTACCCTGTTCTATAGCAAAATCATATTTGCTTGCTGCCATATTTGGGTTCCGATATAATTTGGCTGAGTTGATTGATTATAACCACACTATCAAATACACCTAACAGAATTTATACTATTAGTCTACGATGCTAGACATAAAAAGAAAAAAGGACTGGCATTGCTGCCAGCCCTTAATTCGTAACATTGCTTTTTAAAGCTCAAATTATAGTGAGCCGAGTAGTACTCTACGGTTGTCAAGAACGGCAAAGCCTTGCTCTGCCCATCCGTAGAAACCAGCTCTCTTCTGACGATGTAGTGTCTCGTCCTCGAAGATTTGAACTTGTTCACGAACTGGCATAATGAAACTGTCTCTCTTGCGTAGATCAAGACCAACAACAATTTCACTCTTGCTACCGGGGAGAGTGCCGCTAAGAATATTGCTATAGAATAGCTGATACTCTTGACCTTCTCCAAGTTCATCGAGGTCATGAAGATTAACACCGAAGACACGGTTAAGAGTGCCGTCAGCTGCTGTGTAGATTTCTCTACGAGTCACTTCGTCAACTTGATCGATACCCCAATTACGGATATCTTCCATGCTTTCTGGTGAAACATAAAGATCAGTTAGTAAACCACGGTTGTTAGAAGCTGAGTTACCGCCGCCATTACGACGCATAACTGTCTTCATGAGACTTACTAGACGCTTGGTAAATAGACCAGCAGAGGCATCGCTATCGTATACAACGATATTGCGATCAACACCAGCTGCTAGAAGAGTATGCCAGCCGTCGTCATTCATCTTCTTTACGAATGAAGACTCTAGAACTTCCATAGCACGACCAACTACGTCCCAACGAGCATCACGAGCATACTTTAGGAGATAGTCGATTGAGGCGCCGATGTCATAGGTTGGAACCATGACGTAATCGCCTTCAACGTGACGCTCTGGAATATGTCCGTGGTTAGGAATAGTATAGGCAACGAAATCTTTTTCGGTGCCAGGAGCTAGGAAATCAAGAGGAAACTCTGGTGTGGCGCTTTGAGCAAGTTGAATTGGCTCAAAAATACCGTCCAGAATATCTCCACTCAAGAGAGCTTGTCTTAGTGGTAGCTCTAGAGCTTTTGCAAACTCTGAGTTAGCAGCCAAGGCTACTTCTCTATTTGGCGAACCAGAGCGAACTAGAAGATCTGTTAGTTCTGGTGTTGGTTGAAATGCTTTTGTATTACCTGACATTTTTTTCTCCCTTGTTAAAGCTTAAGCAATGTTAACTGATAATTTTACATAACCATCAGAATCTTTTGACCCCAAGAAAGAGCCAATTTTTACACTATTAGTACTTGATGTGCCAATGAGACCATTAGCTCCAACATAGGCATCAACACCAGCAGCAGGAGTAACACCAGCAACTAACATGTTGGTTGTAACCTGCCCTTGACGAAGTAGAGAAACCTTACCACCAAGTTGCACTTCATCTTTATGCCAGTTGATGTGCTGTCTTGTTAGGTCATAATTTACAACGTCATTTAACAATACGCCTAGTGGCTTAGCTCCACTGACAGCGGCGGCATATGCAACGACAGCGTTGGCGTCGTCCATTGATACACCTGAACCACTGGTAACAGCAGATACCACGCCGCCTCTTTCAGCGACTGTGTTCATGAAAAAAGAAATATCTGTTAATGCTTCAATACGATCTGCTTTAAGAGCCATGTTATTCTCCCTTGTTAAGTTTTTTACCTAGTCTAGCACAAACGAATTCGATTAGTTCTGCACGAGTATTATCGACAGATGATTGAGTATCACTGCCAACACCAAGATTTAAAGTTTCTTCTACTTCGACATTTTCAAGAACTGATGAATCTACTGTTTCCTCAACAGATGCTTTCTTTTTGTCATCTTTGGTTTTATCAGTTTTTTCATCATCTCCCTTTTTGAACTTTTCTAACCATGGTGGCATTTTGCCAGCCAAAAGATTTGTCATTGCGTCGAAAGCGTCATCATTTAACGATTCGAACTTCTCTAGAGTAGCTTCAGATGTCTCGTCATCAAAACCACAACTTAGAAGAGAAGCTTTTCTTTTCATCTTCTTTTCTTTCTTAGCCATTTCTTCTTGATCTTTCATGTATCCAGCAATGGCTTCTAGAGCAGCTGAAAGTTCGCTCTTGGTCTTCTTCATTTCTTCATCTTTAGCATCCATCTCTGCTTTCATTTTCTTTTTAGCTGCTTCTGTTTCTTCTTTCTTATCTTCTTCTTCTTTTAGTTTTTTGGCTAGTGCTTCATATTGAGCTTTTAAGCCTTCTAGTTCAGCTCCGAGAGTAGCAATAGATTCGTCTCTTGCTTGGATAGCTGTTTCTAATTCATTCGTTTTGTCTACAACTTCGGTAGCGACGTTGGTTTCAGTTACTGATGCAACTTCAGTTTCGGGTTTAACTTCAACTACTTCTTGTTCTGAACTCATAATATGATTCTCCACTTTAGAGGTTAACTGATTATTAGATACACCTGCTATTAATAAATTATTGTTTTTTTGATCAAATAATTTATCGATAGTGTCTTTTGTAAAAATTATACTGTCTGGATTTGCTGGTTTTTCAACGAATCCCTTACCTGAAAATGTAATATTTCTTAGTACTCTGCCAATCTTATAATTATCGTGTTCTCCAAGTCCGCCATATGCTCTTAAATATTTAGTTAAATAAGCTGTATTCTCGTTTCTTGCTAAAGTTTTATATGATCCATTAGTCTTATCTAATAAACCATAATCAAACCCTTTAAAAAAACATTCCATACTTACGAACATTGAACCGGATTCAATATCTGCTATTAATTTCTCAGCTCTGTCTTTCAATTCGGGACTAGAAAAAGCTCTATAAATAACAGATCCTGTTAAGATATGGTATTTTTCTGGAAGATTTTCAAGAGCTATTGTTTCGTCTATTAGATCTCCGCTTTCTGTAATCGGCCAATTATTAGTAATATGACCTATGATCAAATTCTCATCATGCTCTAAATTAGTTGGCTTATCCTCTGGAGTTTTACGAGCTAACCACACTTCTGATTTATCAAAAATGTCATCGTTTTTATTCCAAGAAGAAGTAACTAAAATAGATTGTACATAGTAAAGATCAGAGTCATCTAGAGCAGCTAGGCTCTTATTCAGTGAATTGATTTTAGCAACGTCTGAGACCACACATGGCTCAGCAATGGAAGCATAAGAAATTGATGCAGATGATGTTATCTTGATTTCTAGACCGTCTTCTTTTTCGTGCTTAAATATTTGCATTTTAAACCTCTTTTTCTATAGAAGAGTACACCATAGAATAAAATGAAGCCTTAGCCTGTTTTTGTTCGTCTACTGTTAGATCTTTGTTCAGTTCTGACCTGAGTTCTTTCAGCCACGAGCTATATGCTGATATTTTATCGTGTTTATTAAACTTATCTAAATTAGCTAGTATTTCTACTGTGTCATTTTCATTAACAGCAGATAGGGGTTCTAGGGTGAACAATATTTTTGTTTTGATTAAATCTAGCTCTTTAGTTTCTTCATTAGATAAGCTTCTTAAATTTTTCTTATTATAAAACTCTAGTAATATCGGATTAATAATTTGGCTTATTTTGTCCTGAGCATCAGAAGCCCATAGTAATAACTTGGCTCCCGTTTGTGGTTTGAAAACTTTAGTTTTTCTCTGCTCAGAATCCTTAGAATTCTTAGGTCTACCTTGTCCGGGTACTCCAGGCAAAGATTCTGGCGAATCTTTTGCCAACTTCGTTGAGGGTACAGGTACAGAGGGTTGTTTCATATCGAGAGCTGATTTTTCACCACCTTTTTTCTTATCAAGCTCTAATCCCACTTGACTTGGGGCTACGACTCCGGTTTGTAGAGCTATCTTCTTTAATGAATTTTCTGGTACTGGATCATACCAAGGTCCTGCTTTATTTACCATTCTTTCTGTTTTTCTATCTCTGTTTTCTTTATTGAGTCTTGATTTTTCCATATCTGGATCAAAACCAAAACGAGTTTGTAATAGTTCGTCGCTAATAAGATTTCTATCTGCTAACTGTACTAGTAAAGATTTCTCAACATCTTCATTACTTAAATCCATTCTGTCGAATTCTATTTTAGCTGCATATTTAAAACCCATTGCTTTTTGAACCAATTCAATTTCTTTGTCCCAAAATTCTACTAAAACATCTCGTCCATACTGTAGTCTTTGGGTTAGTGTTTTGAGTGAAATAAAATTGTTTGTGGTTCCAGCAGCACCAAAGGTTCCTGTTAATGTTGGAGGAATTCCTAATCCAGCATATACTGAATTTAAATGCGGAATATATTTACCTTCCCCAAGGAATTGATGTACGTTGGTATTAGATTCTAATAGCTCAATATCAGGACCCCATACAAGATCCATTGTTCCTCCACCAACATTATTACCTAGAATACTAGCTAGTTTTGCTGTAGCTGCTTTGGTTGGAGCAATTTTATGTTCTAAGCTGCCTAATTTGAAAATTCGAATATTGGATATGGCTCCGTCTAATGCTGCCATGTCTGCTAGTTTGAGTTTTTCGATTACTGTAATATCATCCATGATAGAATAAATCATTGGATATGCCCAAGCTTGCCAATCGTCTTTTTTGTAATGAAAAACAAGAGTCTTATTTGGGTCTAATGGATATGGAAGTCTGCTTTTTGCTGCTTCTAAAATTTGTGACGGCAGTGCTGCTACAACTGCTTTTTCAGCATCTGTTTTTGGAGCATTTACTAACTTACGAAGTTGAGCTGGTAAAATCAACTGATAGGCTTTATCTTGAACAAATGAGGCCAGAGGACCAGCAGCTACTTCTACAAAAAAAGGATCGACAAATGTGTATTTCCAAGGAATCTCTCTTTTTTCAACCGGGGTATTCATTGTTTCAGTTATTTGTAAATCAGGAGCAGCCACCGCTTGATATAATTTATCAGCTACTTTAACACTGAGTTTGCCAGTTTGTCTATTAACAACTATATTACCAGTTTTATATAGATTGTTTAAAAATCTTTCGCTTCTATCTTTTCCTTTAATTTTTTTGAACCACTGCCTATAAAATCTTTCTATTCTTTTATTTTTATGTACTAGTCTTATTCCTTGAGATGCAAAGTCTCCCATAAGATCAATAACGTTTTTTACCAAACCTACTCTTTGATAAATATCTTCTGCCTTACGAATGATTAACTTGATTTCACGGGGTACTGCTTCGTCTGGACGAAAGTAGTCATAGTCGCTTCTTGTTAGTCCCGGACGACCAGAGGTATTTTTATCAAGATTTGAATAATCTAATCCGTATCGTCTCATGGCACTGGCTTTTTGAACCAGAGTATATTCTGACATGGACTCTGAAGATTGTTTTAGAGCATCTTGTTTACTGGCTAAATCGTCACCCCAAGTTACATAAGCTTGTTCATCTACAGCTTTAGCGTTCTGTATAACGTCACTCTTTGGAGTTTTTTTAGTCATAATTATTTCTAATTGAATTCTAATTAAAATGTAATTGCATTAACTGAATTATACACTTTTATTTATAAATGCCCGTATAAATATCGTCGTCATTAGCGGAAGAAGTGAACCATTCTGGTCCTCTGTACATGTTGCCTTGTTGTTTGACAACATTCTTCGCATTGTCTCCTATGATATCATACTCAACAGACTGCAAAGTCCTATTGATTTGTCTTGCTAACATATTAGCAATAACTAATGCACTATATCGGTCTTTTCTTAATCGTCCCTTTTTACCATTTTGAAGTTTAACTTCGGGGGTATCCCAGCGGTCTCTGCCTCCGGATCCACTACTGGTTTGCGTCATAACTATTGTGGTCAATTCATTTTTGAGTTCTTCAATTTCTAAAATGCATTCGCTCAAGCTATCATAGATTGGATTAAGATCAGCAGATAATATGTCTTTGTTTTCTTTGTCTAGTGCCAATCCAAGAGTTAAGCTGTCAAATCGTGGGAATAATAATACTTTATCTTCAAAGTCTTTTCTTAATCCGTGATTAGCCTGTGCTGTCCAATCAGCTTTGGCAAATTGAACTAATTCTATAAGATGCAAACCGGGTTGAGAATCTGTCTCTTTAGCTTTATTGTAATCTATTATGGGCCACATGAGATTTTCGCCATCCTCTAGTTTGGAAGGATCATGTAAAGCTTCCTCAATAGCGACACCTCCGCCCTGAGCATCCATACCAAGCTTATCACATGGGAAAGTTTTCATAAGATTTCTGATTTTACGAGCACAGAATCCGTAGAAGTCATATTCTTTAACTAATCCAGTTTTTTGTCTTTCTTTGAAATTGCTTCTGTTAGTAGTCCATACATAAACTATTCTTGAATGATCAGGATGAACTTCTAAAACCACTATACTAAAATTATCTTGTTCACTAGCTGGGTCGATTCCGTATACATAATGATGAGATGTATTTCCAGTAACAACAGCATCAAAGATAATGGGTCTTGCATTGATTACCACCGGACTACTGTCATTAACCACACAGCTTTCTATTAAACTGCGACGAAAGAATCCGTCACTATCAGCAGTAAAACAAGCTGCATATTCCATATTATATATGCCACTATGAATCGTTGCTTTGGCGCGAGATACTTGTTTATCATCCATGAAGCCTTTTGGAATTAGTTCATAAGGGATGCGAATAATACTATAGTCTTTCCAATTAAAGTTATCAGGTACCTCTCCTTTGAATAGATCTTCTAGTTTTCTAATGTCTCCCTTGCTTTCTATAATACCTTTATATCTTTTCCAGTATCTTGCAAAATGCTTAAAGTCATAGTCTGCTGTTCCTGAAATTATAGCTTGGTTACCCATTTTACTATTAATAGCTTCAAGTTCTTCGCTCCATAATCCAACTTCTGACATGGCTTTTCTTTTAGCTTGTTCCTTTACATTCTGAATAGGACTAGCAGATACCGCAGCGAAACCTGATACTACCGTTTCATAAATATCAGGAGATATGGATGCAAATTCGTCTGCGATAATAATATGTGCTCTTAAACCTCTAATCTTGCTACCGTCACCCATAGGAACAGCAATGGTCCAACTATCTCCTAATCTGATAGTACATCGGTCAACGTCTCTTCTTGGTCCATCTTCATTGCCATTAAAGATGCTCCGTAAAATAGCGCTATTTCTCCATATTGTTTCCATATATTCGAAAATAATTTTACTCTGTCTAAAAGCTGCACCCACGATAACTATCTTGGTTCCAGGATAAAATGTGCATCTTAATACAGAATACAAAGCGAGCAGGAAAGACTTACCCCATCCACGACTAGCTATATACATTGGAAATGGTCTATACCAAAACTCTTGTAAAATAGCTACTTGCATAGGATGTAGCTCAATATTGAATAATAATTTACATGTTGATCCTAAGTATTTAGGATTTCTTAATAGTCTAATTAGATGTAAATCAGGATTTTCTATATCCTCTTTGAGTCTATGGATCATCTGATTGGTTGGTATAATGACTTGAGATAAGTCGCCTAATCCTAACCAAGCATCTTCAAATATTTGTTTTTGTTGGTCCTTC